TGGTGGAAATGCCCAGACAATACTTTTTTGAATCGAGACATAATGCTTGGGTCTAATGCACCAGTCATTGCAAACCCAGGAACACTCTCAAACCCGTTAAACTCAAGATGGCCAAGACAGACATCAGCAGGACTATTTGCGATTTCTCTGAAGGCAACATCTCTGTTGTCATCACATATCCAAGGGAGCAAAAGTAAATCAGTATTATCAAATTTAACGGTAGTAGGACTATCGTAGACTGTGATATTACTGTATTCTCCCAAAAGTTGTCGAGGAGCATTTATCCTAAGGGTATTCTTGAAGTAAATGTCATGATTACCCACAAGCATGTGCAACTGAACTCCCAACTCACTGAGAGGAGTGAACCACATATCCTTTGCAGCATCAAGAGAATTAAAATTAATACTCTTACGCTTATCAAAGGTATCTCCTAAGGAAATCACATGCTTGATATTATAGGCAGTGATAAATGGAATTACCACTGAATTATAGAATTGCTTATACTTTTCGACAAAGGAAAGGTTGTCGTTTCTCACACCAAAATGCTGGTCAGTGATAAGAAGTAGTTTCAATCAATACCCCCTGCTATTGGATTCTACACGGTACTTGATACTATTATACTCTGGGGAACTTGGTCCGTCAACTGAGAAGACCTGCTCATATCCACTTCTTTCCAACATCTTATCTTTGATATCCATTTGACGCTTCTCCTTTGAAATCCTACGGAGAAAAGCAAAGTATACAATTTGAGTAAAATATGCAAAAGGATTACTTGACTTTGCTGGGTCAAAGTTATCAATGTATTGAATACAATTCTCTACTCCATCACATATCATGTCATCCTTGTACATGTAATTGATGAAGTTTGGTTTATAAGATAAGTGAGTGGCAATCTTCAAAAAACACTCACCGATGTAATTGTTTACGAGGGGTTTGCTTTTACCCTGAATTTCTGCTGTAGCTACACGCTGCTTGTACTTGACAAGTTCATCAAGAAACTTTTTGTTATCTACGTAATGTTGTTTCTTTTTTGGAGGCATCTTAGCATGCAGCATATCGTTTTGTGTAAGTATGATAATTATACATTATGATTTTAAATTTGTCAACTTGACAACATTCTCAAATCAGTGTAGAATAACTCTGTAAGGGTTCAAAGGAACAGTAGCTTATTTCTTAAAGAGCCTTTCAAAGAGCTTTCGGGCATCTTCAATTTTACCAAGTGAGCCCATTTGCTTATCTGGTGTTACTTTGTTGTTTCCAGATTCGCTGTCAACATCTTTACCATTGACGTAAAGTTGATACATCATCCGCATTTCTGGACTCAACTCTGCCATCGTAAGGATGTCCTTTTCTCTCAAAATAAAAAAGTCTTCATCGGAGAATTGCATCCACTTACTAAATCCCATTCCTTTGACAGCTTTGTCTTCATCAACACTTTTAGTGAAGGTTGCAATCTCAACGGGGTCGGTTAGAAAGACTACAGATTCTTTAATTTCATCATCAAAGACGACCATAGCTTTACTAACCAAGTCAACTCCAGAACAGAGTTTAATGATGCAGTAAAATTCTTCTTCGTGTCTTACGTAATGGAGCATAACTTACCTCAATTTTACGTCTATGATTTCATAATCAAAGTTTTCTTCATTGTAAACCTTAACCCTTTCAAGGAGATGATTTAGTGTGTAATTGCGTCTTCCACCTTTTGAGATGTCATCAGCAATATCATAGAGAGTAGCTTTGGATTTGTTCTTGCCCTTTCTCAGGACTCTACCAATCGATTGAAGATTTCTCACCCTTGATTTACTTGGAGAAGCAAATATAACATTGTGTAAATTTTTAATGTTAATGCCAGTAGAGAAAGTGCCGTATGAAGCAACAATAATAGTGTTGTCACTTTGTTCGGTTAGACCTCTAATTTCCTCACGTTCATCAACGTCTACGCCACCCCAGACGAGGTGTACGGGTCTTTTGGTGTAACTATTTATCTGTTCGTAAAGTGGCATGCCATGGCGTTCTACGTAGTTAAAAAGCACCAAAGTATTACCAGGCAAATCAGCTGCCAGTTTGGTGATGTATCTATTTCGAGAATTGTTATCAACCAGATAATCCATTTCTTCCTGATATGAATTAAATGTTTGATGCTCATGTTTAAGCAATAAAATCTTCACCTGCAAATTTGCAACATGACCTTGCTTCATGAGATTGTGAGTTTTTGTCACCTGAGAACATCTACCAAACAATCCTTCCAGAACAAGTTGATTTGTTTCCAATCCATCCAATGTTCCAGTAAACCCAATGCGATATTTACATTGATGCAATTTGGTCATTAGAGTTGTGAGAGATTTTGCTTTGAATTGATGTGCCTCATCTCCAATCACAACATCAAATCTCTCAAAGAACTTACGCGGTTCTTTATAGATTGATTGCCAAGTTGTAATGACAACAGAACTATCTACGTACTTACTTGCACCAGCGTAAATTTTGTGGCAGTATTCTGATGCTCTCCAACCATATTCCTCAAAGTCTTTGTACATCTGCTCAACCAAAGACGTTGTTGGAACTACAATTAGAACATTTCTATTTTCGTTGACGTGATATCTGACAATTGAATAAATCATCAGAGATTTGCCCGATGCAGTTGGGGACAATAGCAATCTACGATTGTATCGCAGTGCCTCATACACAGCAGCATACTGATAATCTCTTGCCTTCATAGGCAATCTTAAACTTTTTATAAACCCAACAACACCCTCTTCGGTGATGAATTCATTTTCATCTACAGGAGAACCGAAGAATTTACAAGTATTGACAGTGTAGTTATATCCACGCTCTTGCAACCATTCAATCAGATATGGATATAGTCCAACATATAGTTCTCCAGTTCCAGGAGAATACAAACGGATTTTGCCATCCCACCTCTTATATCTTGGATTGCCCCTCATAAACTTTGCTTGAGGGACATCAAAGCAGAAGTAATCTGCTAGTTCGTAATTTACATGGGGTTCACATTCGACATGAAGATAGACTTCATTCTTCTTGCGGATAACAATACTCATCAGAAACCATTTTTAAATTTCTCCCACTCAATTGCATTCTTGATTTGATAAGTTCGATTAGCAACTTGTCTCAGAACACCCTCAAGATAAGAGATTGTCTGTTCTATGTAGTCTAATTTGAGACGTTGCTTTACGACCTCATCATCCGCTTCGATGAACATATCGACTTCATCTTTACTAGTCAACTTATAGTCAAATGGCATTTCAGCATACACTTTTGCTGGTGCCTTTCCTTTGTAATATAACCACTTATCTCGCAAAAGAACTTTCAACTTACTATCATTCTCCTTCTTCATTAGGGAAAATGTAGTGAAAAGTTCCATGTACTTCATGTGCAAATTTGGAACCCTAAGTGATTCTTCGCACAACAAATCTCCATCAATCAGGGAGTCCTTTTTCCACATCTCCTGAATTTGCTCAAGATTCATAATAACTCCTAGTCTTCGTCAACTATTCCATGGGTCTGGAAGTTTTTCTCCCAATCGAATCTCATCGCTCCCAGTGCCCAAGCGTCCGTCAGTTTCTTGGGACCGTCGTTCAACAACTGGATTTGAAATGCTGATAGACCAGCCTTCCTCTCCAAATAGTCCCTCCTCCACGACCTCTGCTTTATGTGCTCGTTGGTCATCTTCTTGCTCCCATTGTTTGACGATTTCTTCTGCTTGACGGTCAACGTCTTGCATGGTCGCTTCTACTTTAGCATCAATCCATTTAATTTTCAAGTATTCGACAATTGCTAGAAAGATGAAATTTAAAGGTGGCACCTGCTTTTGTGCCCACCTTTTACTCTTAGTGTACCAATTGTCTTCTCCACCCCAGGTGGTTTCAAACTTTATTTGAGGATTACTCTTTTCTTCTTGCATAACCACCAGAATCACGAACTTCGTAAATTGAATAAGTAAAATCTACATCTGCAGTAAAGTATTCGTTATCCGTATCTGTTACATCAAATTGCAAAGTTGACAAAGATGTTGGATACAAGTTCTTAAACACAACATCAAAATTGGCTCGGTAATTATTGTTGAGCACAATTAAAGTTGCGTCAGTTGTCAGTACTGCATAATCAGTTTCATTTGCAATTCTGGAATCATGCTCATCAACCCAGACAGACCTCTCTTTCAAAGACTCTGGAGTTCCCAGTGCTCTTATCCAGTTATGAATTTGCAAATAATTTTCTAGATTTTCATCAACCAAGAATCTCATGCTGAATGAATCGTAGACAGCATTACCATCCAGAGGTACTGGAAGCATGCCTCTAGTTGGAATTTTAATCTCACCAACAGAGATTCTAGGTAGGTTAATTGACTGTGCTAGGAACGCAACCTTAGGTGCTTTCTCCAATACGAACTTAAATCCGATTGGGGAAAGATAATTACGATTCTGTAACTGCTCGTTGTACCAGTTGGATGCCATTGAAGTTTTACTTTTATTTAGGTGAAGAGGGGTCCTCAGACCCCTCTACGCACTTCCTTCACACGATTTATTTAGACATAAAAAAAGACCCCCTTGCGGGGGTCCTGATACTTGTGAGAAAGACTCACATCAGGTTCTTGACCTGAACACGACGGTAGTAGCGGTTGCTGTTTGCAGTCAGAGCACCCGAACCCTGGGTCAGACCTTGAGCGAAGGGGTTCGAGACCATGCCGTAGCGGGTCTTGAAGCCAATCTTCGGCTGGAAGGTGTTGGGGTCGATTGCACGGACTTGCTGCAGGGGAACGTAGGGGCAATAGAAGAGACCAGCGTCATAGGGGCTGGAACCCTTGTAACCCATTACGTAGAAGTGCTTGTCAGCAACGTTTGCAGAATAGGGGTCAACATAGACCTTAATCTTGCCGTTCAGAGTACCAACCAGGGTGCTGGAGGTATCATCAACGCCTGCGAGACCGTTGTTGCCGTTCAGAGCAGGAGTGTAATCCAGAACACCAGCCATGCCGAGTGCCGAAGCAACGTCAGCGGAGCAGATGAGGATGTTACCCTTGCCACGACGAGTTTGCTGACCGATTGCGTTTGCATCGCGCTCGATTTGGAACAGCAGACCCTTGAACTTCTCAACTGACCAACGACCGTTGGAGTCAACGTCGAGGTCGAAGATACCAGCGGTAGCAGTGTTGTTCTGAGCACCAGCAACAGCGTTAACGTAGATGGTACGTACAACTTCGCGGTTGATTTCAGCCAGAATCTCGGTGCTGAGAATGTTGCTCAGTTCACCTTCAGCATCCAGACCATGAATTGCCTTCAGGTCTTGTGCCAGTTCGAGGCTGTACTCAGCTTTCAGAGCACGTGACTTAGCGGTAACGGTTACCTTCTCGATTGAGAAGCCCATTTCGCGGAACTCAGTACCAGTCTCGCCCAGGGTCTCAGCAACAGAGGTTGCCATGCCTTGTGCGTCGCCAGTCAGTTCATAGGTGCCAGGAGTGCCGTCATTCAGAACAGCAGGGTTGTTGCCTTCAGCATCGTTGTTTGCAGAGCTGGAAGCACCTGGGTCGTAGGAAGTACCTGAACCACCCGAGAAACCTGCGTTGGGCTCGTTGAAGAATGCTTCATCGTAACCGCCAGCAGCAGGGTTGCGCTCAGTACCATAGTTGGTGCGCATTGCGAAGATGAGTCCAGTAGGACCAGTCATCGGTTGAACACCAGCGATGTCATAAGCAATCAGCTTAGGCATCGAACGGCGAATCAGGCTAATCAGAACGGGGTCAAAACCTGCAACAGGACCTGTTGCGGTTGAACCGCCACTGTAACCAGTGCCGCCCAGTGAGTTGGTGGGAGCTTCGGTAAGCATAGCGGCTTCTTCAACTGAAGCACGCTCTTGGTTTTCGAGGAGTTGAGCGATAACACCACGCTTGTAAGAGTCGGAGATATTTTCTACAGACTCATGATTCAGAACGGGTGCCCACTTCTCCTGGAGTTGTTTAATGTTAGACATTTTTATTTTCCTCTTGGAGTTAATGCAAATTAAAAAGAATAATCAATTACCAGACCAACGGGCAATTGCGTCAACGTATTTTCTCATTGAAGCAGAGTAGTTGGTGGCTTCTTCTACCAGTGGTTGTACATCTTCTGTTGGGTCAACCTGGGTTGACTCCTGCATCTTGCGATTGAAGTACGACTCTTTGATAGTTTCGATTTTCTGACGAAAATCTTCTTCACTTTCAAACTCAACACCCTCAGCTAGTCTAAAAAGTTTCTCCTTCTGGGTCTCGGTGAGACCAGAGGAGCACTCATTCACAATCCCATCTCTTACATAGACGCCAATCTCCTTGTGGAGAGAAACGTTTGCTTCGATTTGCTCGTTGAGTTTTTGTTCCATTTCATCAATTTGTTCAGCCATGCCATCGAGCAGGTTGAACTTCTCTTCAGGAACACCAAAATTGTGTTCGATGAACAGAGACTTGAGTCCGTTAAAGAATGACTCTGCCATGTCGTTCTTGATACCATGTTCAATCTGGAGAGCATTTTCTTCCATCCAGCTTGAAACAGCGTATGACAGATAGTCATCAACTTTTTCGGACAATTCTGTTTTGAGTTTTTCGACTTCACCAGCGAAAGACTCTTCAAGAGCTTCTTGGATAACAGCAACTTCCTCGTTAACACGAGAGGTTACTGCTGCTTCGAAGATTGTACGGGCTCTTGTTTTAAATTCTTCGGAGAGCTCTTCACCAGCGACAAGAGCGTCAACATCCTCAGTAAAGTCGTATTCGGCTTCAGTGAGTGTGGTCTCCTCTTCGTCACTTTCGGTTTCCTCCATTTTGGCGGATGCGGCAGAAGGCTTAGTAGACAGGGTTTTAGACCCTTCATGCTTTACAGGAGCTGCAGCTGCAGACCCCAGGTTCTTAGTACCCTTAGCACCTTCCATCGAATCAGAATCACTACCGCCGATGCTCGTGTGATTAGCACCAGACGAATCCATTTTCTCAGCGGGCTTAGCGCCCTTTTTAATTGCGGCAACACCAGTAGCGGCTTCTTCTGAAACTGCTTCCTCGGACATGTGTGCCTCAAACTCTTTGTCAAGGGTTGCAGACATTGTTATTTCTCTCCGTTAGATAGCATTAGCTTTTCTATGATTATTTATACATTACAAACTTTGCAAGAATTGTTTGAATGCGGCAACTTTGCGCTCCTGAAGGTTAATCAGGGTTGCTTCATCAATTTGATGCTTGATTGTAGCAATAGTGCGCTCTTTAAGAAT